CCAAACGAGCCAACCTTTTACATTTCTTTTCATTCTTATCATAAATCAAAATCTAATAAGTTTTAAAACAATATTATCAATTCAAATATAATCATGATTTTGATAAATAAAAAATATTTCCAGAAATAATAGATTCCAAAGGTACTAAAGTTTGTTCCTATTTATCACAGCAAATAATATAAGTGCTCACCAATTATAGTTATACTTGACTTAAAAGAAAAGTGCTCACTTTTTTATATCCTTACCGAACTTTTCAATTATATATTAGTACTATCTTATGTAACCCTTCTTGAGAATTTGTTGATTCGTGTGTTGTTGATTGGAAGGATTACAAAAAAAGGCAGCCTAGTAAGCTGCCTTTAATTCTTTCTATTACCTTTCGGAACCATCCTTAATTTGAGAGAGTGAAGCTTCCAATACCCCCTCAACATTTTCAATTTGAATAACTTCCAAAGAAGGAACATAATTATCGACATCACCAATACCACTTCTACTTATTATTCTTCCTTCAAATTCTTTTCCGCTCTCCAACGTCAATTTCACATCTTTGCTTGGTTGTAGAAAATCTTTGCTCATAATACTTTGAATTTTAAATTAAT